TATGGTATTAATGGTTAATGGCATCAGGTAAAGCTACACCGATAGAAAAATGGGTTGAATACCTTATTCTTCGACGTAGCAACAGCATTTGGAAAGCAGCAAAGCAAGCTGGCGTTAACTATCATTCAGCTAGAGATAACGAATCAGGCGCTGCATCTACTCGCAACTATGTAATTGCTAAGGAACAAGTCGGCAAGCTAGGCGTATCTAACATACCTAGTTACGAAGAATTAGATCCTGAAATACAAGAGTGTTGGGATAACATAGAAAAATTTGCTTTACGCTATTTTGGGATTATCCTACAACCGTGGCAGATAGAAGCCACTGAGAAAATTTTTTCGCTTTTTGAAACACCTATAGAGGAATACGTTGTTATAAATGCACCGCCGGGCAGCGGTAAATCAACGTTTTTCGCTAAGGTGCTTCCGGCATGGGCGACAGTCCGTAATAGGGGTATTAGGGGAATGCTCGGTTCCTCGACGCAACGATTAGCAGAGTGGTATACAAGACGTTTGCGTGCGGAGTTTGAACGAGAGCATGTCGCTCGTGCCGAAATAAACGACATCAAATTAGGGTTAGCGGTTGACGCTGAACGCACATTACAGCAAGACTTTGGTCAGTTTAAGCCTGACGCTAAAGAAATTTGGCGTGCAGAAGCATTCACGATTGTGCAACCAGGTGACGTAGCCTTATCGCAGAAAGAACCGTCATGGTCAGCGTTCGGTATGGACTCCGGTTTCCTAGGTGGTCGTTTTGATCTTATTATTTGGGATGATGTTTGGGATCCTCGCAAGATGCGTAACTCTGAGTCTCGTTCTGACATGTATCGTTGGTGGGATGAGGTAGCTGAAACACGGTTAGAGCCGGGTGGTTTGCTTGTGTTGCAAGGACAGCGTATGGCTTCTGACGATATTTACCGCTATGCGTTAGATAAAATCGCTCCTGTTGATGAGGATTACGACGAGGTTGATGAGGATAAGGTAGATGGTGAGGGTGAACGCAAGTATAGTCACCTTAAATATAAGGCTCATTATGACGATAAATGCGAACAGTTACATGGTTTAGACGCTCCTCCATATCCTGAAGGGTGTTTGTTGTATCCTCGACGGTTGCCGTGGCGAAAAATACGGCATGTGAAAGCGCAAACACCTGACCGATATGAGATTTTGTACCAGCAAGAGGACTCCGACCCTGCGTCAGTGCTTGTAGATCCTTTATGGATTACTGGCGGTCAAGGCAAAAACGGCGTAGATTACATTGGTTGTTGGGACACTGACCGTGATTTGTGGGAAGTGCCACGCTATTTGCCCGGAGATGTAATGGTTGTAGCGTCTGCTGACCCTTCTCCGTCTAATTTTTGGGCGTTGCAATGCTGGGCGTATTGTCCTGACAGCGAATACAGGTACTTGTTGGAATCGTATCGTCGCAAAATGGATGCACCATCGTTCCTTGACTGGAACCATGACACGCAAAAGTTTACTGGTATAGCTGAAGAGTGGTGGCAGATAAGTAATGAGATAGGTCACCCGATTACGCATTGGATAGTTGAAGCTAACGCTGCTCAAAAGTTTATTTTGCAGTACGATCATTTCCGACGGTGGTCAGCTTTGCGAGGCGTAGAGCTAGTACCGCACTACACGCACTCTAGAAACAAGGGTGATCCCAAGTATGGTGTGCAAATGTTGGCTCCTTTGTACAGGTTGGGGCGTATTCGATTGCCTGGAAAGCAACGAACTGATGCTAGACCTCATTCTTTGTTGTTGGTGAATGAGGTAACAAAATGGAACCCAGAAGGTACAGGGTCTAGAACTGATGACTGTGTGATGGCACAATGGTTCGTAGAACATAACCTTGAAAAATTATATACGCCTATGTCTGAACCGCTCAAACTATGGCGACCTTCGTGGGTAACAGAAAGCTAATACATGAAAAGCGCTGAACAAATCGTAGACCTGTACTACACACGGTCATCTAATTATGCTGGTGTCAAAGAACGCATGCGTCTTATCCGTGACCATTACAACGGTGACGTTATTGTGCCGTTACCGGAAATAGATTCTACAGAAGCTTCATCTGTTGCTAATTTGTTAGCGCAGGGTTTGGATCAGACTGCTATGCGGATAGCGTCTGTTACTCCTGATATTGTTTGCCCACCTGAAGATGAGTCATCGAAGCAAGCGCAAAAGTTTGCTGCGATTCGTCGCAAAGCGTTGTTTGGTTGGTGGCAGAACTCTCGTATTGATATGCAACTTGCAAAACGTGCAAGGCATCTTATTGGGTATGCAAGTAGTATTGTGCAGATACGGTTTGACCATGAAAAAAATTGTCCTACTTGGAATGTGCGTGACCCTTTGACAGCGTATCCGTCTAATTTGCGTGGACCTGATGAAATGAGTCCTGTTGATTGCGTGTTTGGTTATGAGCGTTCGCAAGGTTGGATTCGTAGACATTATCCTGACGCTGCGTTACGATTCGCTGGCGTTAACGAAGCACCATACGACAATGACAGACCTGTCGAACTTATTGAATACGTTGACCGTGAAGAATACGTTTTAGTAGCAATACACAATCCTGCTCATAGTGTTGGCGTGCATACAATGAACGATAATCACGAACCAATTATTGCAGAGCTGGAACGCACACCTAACTTGACAGGTGTTTGCCCGGTCATCATGTCACAGCGAATATCGTTAGATGAACCGAACGGACAGTTTGACGGCATACTAGGAATGTATCAGCAACAAGCAAAGCTTATGGCGTTAGAAGTCATAGCTGTGCAAAAGGGTATTTTCCCTGATACATGGTTAGTGGGTCGTGCTGGTGAACAGCCAACTATTATTAATCCTGCGAATGGGTTGACAGGTGAGGTTGGTGTTCTTCGTGGCGGTGATTTGCGAGACATGCAATTACAGCCAGGTTTCATGACGAACCCTGCTATTGATCGTTTGGAAAGAGCGCAACGTTTAACTGCTGGTGTCCCTGCCGAGTTCGGTGGTGAATCTACGAGCAACATTCGTACTGGTCGCCGTGGTGACGCTGTGCTTTCCGCTGTTGTTGATTTCGCTGTTCAGGAATCGCAACGTATCCTTGCTCGCTCGTTAGAAACAGAAAACAAGATAGCTATTGCTATGGCGAAAGCTCATGCAGGTAATAAATCAAAGTCTTTCTATGTTTCAATGGGCAAAGTGAAAGGCAAGGTAGATTATGTTCCGAACAAGCACTTTACGACAGATGACAATGTGGTCAGTTATAGTCACGCTGGGGCTGACATTAATAATCTTGTTATCGCTGGCGGTCAAAGGCTGGCAATGGGAACGATGTCAAAAGAATCTTTTATGAAAATAGATCCTCTGGTTGAGGATGTTGAATCTGAACGTGACGCTGTTACGTCTGAACAATTAGAGCAAAGTTTGTTGGCTGGCATTCAGCAGCAAGCAGCGTCGGGGGCTATACCGCCGTCTGATGTTGCTCGCATTATTGAACTTGTTAAGTCTGACAGAATGGAATTGCCTGAAGCTGTTGAGAAAGTACAGCGTGAAGCGCAGGAACGTCAAGCCGAAATGGTATCTCCCACATCCCCTGAAGCACAACCTGGCATAGCCCAGCCCGGAGCAGGAGCAGAAGCTATGGTAGCACCGCCTCCTGCCGAGGGAGGGGCAGCCGGTTTGCGTGAACTTCTTGGAGCGTTGTAATGCCACGAAAAGGTAAAGGTCAGAAAACGCAGACTGCTACTGGTCAACAGTACGGTCAGGCGAAGATGCAGGAAGAATCGCAGGGTGTTGTTGCGTTGCCTGAAATGCAGGAACCGCAGATACCTACGATGCGACCTGGCGAGTCAGCGTTTACTCGACCTACGGAAAGACCTTCTGAACCAGTCGCTACTGGCGGTATTCCGAATGAGGTTGTGTCTCCTGAAGTTACTATTGAGCGTCGTATGCGTATTATGGCTGCGTTGCCTGCGTTGGAGGCTATGGCTTCTGAACCTTTCGCTAATCCGAAGTTGCGTAACGCTGTTCGTAAGATGAGAGCGTTTGTAGGGAACACTGAAGATTTTATTAATAGGGACCAGTAATGGGTTTTTTTGATATGGTCGGCGGTGTTATCGGCGGTGTTAAAGACATTGTCGGTGGAGGCGCTGAATTTGCTTGGGATACTAGTAGGGCGTTAGCTAAGGCAACAACTGATCCTGGTGAAGGTATTAAGATCTTTGTTGATTCTATACAAGAAGATTTGCTTGGTCAGGTTCTTGGTGGTGCGTTTGGTCCTGAAGGCGTTATTGGTTCTGTTGTTGGTGAACTTCCTGAAGAAATTCGTAAACCGTTTCGGACTGTTCTTGAACCAACAATGGAAGCATGGGACTGGAGTATACAAAACCTGGTTGACAGACCGTTAGGAACGTTAGCGACAGTTGTTAACGCTACTAAATTTGGTACTAATTTAGAAGAATTGTTTGATGGGTCAACGTGGGCTTCTGCGTGGGAGATAAATGACGAAAGAACGTTTGGTCAATCTGTGGCTGCTGCCATATATAACATAGATCCGTTTGACCAAGATGCGTTTAACGACATTCGTGAAGATTCTTTATTTGATTTAATATCTGGTACTTTTGATTTTGTTCAAGAATTTGCAGATCCGTTAGCTATAGGTTTAGGTGGCGGTGCAAACATTCTTCGAGGTAAAACAGTTATAGCTACTGTAGACAATGCTGGCAACGTTAGGAAACTTGCTGGTCGCACAAACTTTGAAAAAATGGGGGGCTTGTTAGAGCCTCAAAAAATTTATACACCCGGCGGTGGCATATTCCGGCAAACATTGTTAGGTAAGCCACGGTTAAGTAAAGAACAAATTACCGCTAGGAATCTTGTCGGCACGCAAATAGTTACTGATCGTGTAAATACTTATTTGAATAGTTCGTCGTGGTCAAGAGTTGAAAAAGCCATGGATGATATTGGTCAGGATTATGTTAAGGCAACTAAAGGTATTGATGATACTGGTGTGTTGTTCCCGGATGAAGCTAATGCAGCGGTTAATGCAAGGTTTACTTTGTTGCGTCAAACGTTAAGTCGTAAAGGTAGTCGAATGCCTGAGAAGGCAGCGTTTGCTATAGCGAGTGGCGCTACTCCGCAGGCAAGAAGGTTGAACGCTCGTTTTGTTATGGGTGACATGAGCGTGTTCCGAGAAGTACACAAAGCAGCAGGGCAAGCTACGGAGTTGTTGAATAGTGACAGTTTTTTGTCAATGGTTGATGAGTTCGGCAAGACAAAGAATGAAGCTAGGAAAGCTGAGTTGAGGAAGCAAATATCTGAAGAGTCTGCTGAGTTGAATAGTGTTGATTGGGTTACCATGTACGACGGTTACTTGGGTGTTCTTGAGTCGCAGTCACGGCAAGTAGTTGACGTAGCTGGCAATCCGACAACAGCGTTTCCTGACCTTGTTAACACGAACCCTGATCTTCGTGCGATGACTGAAATGATGTTGCGTAAAATTACTGGCATAGAAGTTATGAACGATTTGGAAAAAGCAGGTGTTGCTAAAGCTAATGGTTTAGTTGGCAAAGTGTACACTGATTCTTTTGGAGATTATTACCAGTTGAAAATGGATGCGTTGCGTACACGCAGAGCAGGTGACGACGCTGAAGGCGGTTACAAAGAGTACGCTGTTCGTAGTGTTATAACTCCTGTAGGTTGGCGTAAACTTCGTATCTTTACAGAACGAAATCCGCAAGCGTTAATTAACTTTTCTGACACTCAAGCGTTTACACAATTTGAAAGAATGCTTCAAGCAGCGTCAAGAGTTGAAATTCCTGTTAAAGGAGTAATTAAAAGAATAGTTAAAGAAAAAGAAATCGCTAACTATCTTGGCGAATGGGCAAGAATAAGTTCTCGGGGCGGTGACCCAGTTCTGTTAAAAGAACTTTTTGAACGAGTTGTTAAAAGTTTATCTACAAGAGCTGACGGTTTTATAACTGAGTCAGGTATTAATCAGAAGAAAACGTTAACTGAGTCTTTTGAGCAAGCAGCAGAAGATTTGCAACTTGGTATGATTGATGATCCGTTAGTTATTGGTGATAGTTTGGAAAGTGGTCGAACTGTTGGTGAAGCTGGCAGGGTTCGTCGAGGCATGGATGAGACACGACCTGGTCGTCGTGCAATATCTGTGAACGATCAAGAACGGAAGAGTCAGTACATTGTGACTAATCCTGAGACTAGTACTACGCATACAATCATGACGGCTATGACTCCTCAGCAGATGCGTCAGTCAGGGGTTATGCCACGTTGGGATTTAGTTAATACTGAGATTCGTAGACATTATCGTCGTAATGGTTCTAAGGTTAAGCGAACGTTGCAACAGACTGCTGATGGTGTTCGTTTGATGACTTCTCCGGGGCGTTCGTTGGCGACTGCGTCTATGCAGATTTGGCGACCTTTTGTGTTGTTGACTCCTAAATGGCCAGGGCGTGTGCAGTTGGATGAAACGTTGCGTCGTGCTGCTGATTTGGGTGTGATGGTTGAGTTGCGTAATCTTTTGGGTGGCTTTGGTGATATGCGTGATGCGTATGCAATTCATGGTGTTGATATGAAGTTGGATGATTTTGTTCCGAAGATCATGAATGAAGCAGTTGAACAAGCAACTGAACAAGGTGCTAAAGTTGAAAATTTAGGTGATGCAGTTCGATGGCATGAATCTAAAGGCAAAACAATAGATAATTTATTAAACGAACAAGCCAAAGAACTAACCATAAACGAAACCAAACGAGGCAAACACCTACCACTAGGACTCAGCGAACTAGGCAACAAAGCAGGACTAGCAAGACTAGGACTAGGAACAGCACTATTCGGATTCACACCAGCAATAGCCTGGTCAACAATATACTCCGCTAGACGATACCAACGAGTACGAAACGTAGCCAAACGACGAGCTGGGTTAATAGTCGCAGAAGGACTACAAGTTGAAGCTAGAAAACTATTAGCTGAAGCATTAGAAAACGGTGACGCAGGGTTACGGCAACAAGCAGAAACAATGCTTGCAAGAGCTGACGGCATGCGAGAAGCCATCGATGTAATCACACCTGAAGGGGTAAGTATTGAAAACATTGATGACATTGTTGACAATTTAGAACGAGCGCATGTGCTAATGGACAAAGCTGGCATGGCTAACATGAGCGTAAACGGTGCAACATTGCGTAACGCATACGGTGATACTTCTGATTTCCGTGAAATTATGTCTGCGTCAGTATCGTCAGTAAAAAGCACATCTGAATTGTTGCAAGGTGTTACCAAAGCTCAACAACGACAAATTTTAGATTATGTTGACGCTGACTGGGAACCTTGGAGTATCACAGATAAAAGCACAACAAGAGCGCAATATGTTAAAGGTTGGGATGGGTTGCTTGGGCGTGCCACACAAATAAGCGACAAGCATCCGAACTTTTACAAAATTATTTGGTCAGAAGCAGATCCTAAAATTAAAGTTGAACAATTAGCAAAAGAAATTAGAAGTAATCGTGAGTTGCGTTTGCGCCTCGGATTAGCTGACGAGTTAAAGTATTCTACTGATGAGAATATAAAAAACTTTACTGCTAAAGCGCAAGACATTATTGAAGAATTTGAACAGATATTGCCAAGAGATGTTGGCTTTGATGATTTGCGTGCAAGAGCAGCAGCAGGCGGTAACGTCACATGGAACGAAGTAGAAACTGAATTACGCAAATGGCATAAAGCTAACGTTGAAATTCCGTCAGATGACATTAGGCAAATAGTGTATGATTTCCGAAAAGCAACAGGGGCAGACGATTTTGGTGTTTCAGTATCACCAAACTTAAGAACCGTTGATTTTAGCAGGGGAGCGTTTACTGGTGCGATGGGCGAAATGGTTGAGAAGATGTTTAAATTGTTGGGTGAAATACCAGCAGATAATCTTTCAAGGAACCCTTACTACAGAACAAAATATGAACGTGAAGTTAATCGAAGATTAGCCAGGTACACCGACGCTGACGGTAACGTCAACATTTCTCAACGAACGTTAACTGAAATTGAAGACGATGCTAGGAAAGCAGCGTTGGGTGAAACAAGAGATCTGCTATATGATTTAGCTGAAGAAACAAGGTTTGCTGAAATTACAGCAAACATATTCCCATTCTTTAACGCTTGGCAAGAAGTGTTAGGTAGATGGGGCAAGCTCGCTACAGANAATCCGTACTTTGTAGGCAAAATGGTTAACTTGTATCAGACACCTTGGAACGCTAAATACTTAGGCATGGAACAAGTTTCTCAATACGATGAAGCGAAGATAGCTGAACGTCGAGAAGAATTAGGTCGCCCTTTAACTGAGGAAGAAAAGCGTGAGTTTGCTACAGCAAGTTACATTGTGTTCCGGTTACCTAAACCAGTTAAGAATCTTGCAAAGGTTTTAACACCTGGTCCGTTAGCTCAGTCAATGATTGAAAACGACATTAGGTTCAGTAAAGAGGGTTTAGCGTCAATGCTTCAGTCAACAACTCCCGGTGTTGGTCCACTGGTTTCTATTCCTATTCGTGAAGCAATACTGTCAGATCCTTCGTTAGAAGATACGTTTAAGTTTATGTTCCCATTTGGGCATCCTGAGGGCGGTTTCTTTGATCGTACTCTTGCTAACTTTACGCCAGCGTATGCTCAAAACTTGCGGAACACGTTTATGGATACGCCTACCAAAGAACGGCAAGTAACATATTTCTTTCAACAAATACTGACAGAGTATGAAGAGTCAACGCCTGGCGGTATTTCTGGTTTGTTAAGCAATGAACAATGGGTGTTGGGAAGAATCAGAGAAGCTGAAGAAAGATCGCAACGGTTCTTTATGTTCCGTGTTGGATCAGGTTTGTTCTCTCCTACTCCCACAACTCTTCAATCCCCATACGCAGATTTAATGGTAAAGATTAAAGATTTGCAAAGACAACATGGGTATGACGTAGGAACAGCGTTGTTTTTACAAGAACACGGAGATGAGTTCGTGTACTTAACTGGTCGAATGACTAAATTGAACGATGGTGTTGCTGCGTCTGCTGTGTCAGAAGAAGCGTACATTAAGTATCAAGACCTTGTGCAGTCACATCCTGAGATAGGTGCGTGGGTGACGTTAAGTCTTGGCGGTAAAGACGAGGAGTACAAGTTTAATCAAGCAGCGTATGCTCGTCAGAAAGAAATGGATGTAGGTCCGTTAATGCCCGGCGTGAAACGTCGTGAGCTTAAATCAGGATTTGAACTTGTTGAGGGTGTTGACGTTAGTGAAGGTTGGCTTAAGTACGGTGAGTTAAATGATTTTGTTCGCACCATTCAAGATGAGCGTCGTGCTTTAGGTTTGCCGTACAGTTTGAACAGTAGTGCCTTAAGTGCGTTGCAACGCTTTAAACAACAAAAGATTCTTGAGATCCGTGAAGAGCATCCGTTGTGGGGTGAAGCTTGGGATTCAGGTAGAGATAAAGGCAAAATGGCTAGGGTTATTGAAGGCTTTGTTGTTGCGTTAAGTGATGATAAGTTTTCGGATTTAATTACGACTAGACCTTCAGTTAAGCATTTGCTTGATTATTTTGAATTGCGTGGGTTTATTGAACAAGAAATGATTCGTAGGCACGCTGAGGAAAATGGAAGCTTGAATCTAGAATCTAAGTCCAACGCTGACCTATTATTGTTTTGGCAGACAGAAAAAGAAGAATTGTCTATGCGACCTGAGTTTGAGGTTGTGTACGACAGGTATTTTGAAAATGACATGATACCGAGTAATAGCTTTGTATCCGTGTTGAAGGCATAAATGGCAAATACTTACGAGCAAGAATTTATAGATCAATACGGCACAACTCCAGGGTTATTTAGTGCTTCGAGTAGTCCTGTGCTTGGCACAGAAACACAGACTACTTATCAAACGACTACACAGTTTGAGGGATTTCCTATTCCTGCTACAAGTGTGCCTGTTTATGAAACAGTGCAGATAACTGCTGATAACGTTCGTCAAGCTATTGGAGCGTTAAACGAACAAGAACAGAAAGCTATTGCATACGAGATTTTTCTTGGTGTGCCAGGTGCGTATGGAGGAGATTACGAACGAATCTTTAACGATGATGGTTCGTTAGACATGGCTAACTTTCAAGTAGCTGTTGAAGGCGTTATTGGTTTAGCTGAAGATGCAGTAGCCTACGACAACACATACTTTTTGGATATTCTTCAACGAGGTGACGTTGGTGAAATGACATCTGCTGAACTTGCGAAAGCGTTTCAAGATCGTGTTGCTGAGATAGAGGCTGAAAGGACTCCTAAGAGAGTTGTTGCGTATATGGACCCGGCTGGTTTGCAGGCAGCGTTGAATGATGCGTCTGCGTCTGTGCTTGGTCGTAAGATGACAGGTCCAGAGATGAAAGAGTTTGTTAATAAGATTCATGGTATGCAGGCTTCTGGTATTTCTAGTATTGCTGTTGGTGCTCAAGCTGAACAGTTCGCTAGGGGTGCTGCTCCGGTTGAGGCTGGTGCTATGGATCATGCTAATGCTGCTGCGTTGATTATGCAGGCTGCTGGTATTGGAGGTCGTCGATGAGTGTGTTTATTGATCTTGAGGATAATCGCCGACGCACTCCGGTTGAAAGAAATCCTATAGGGGTATCTTCTGGTAATGAACGGTTTTACAGATTTTTTGATTCTGATGAGGATTGGTGGGATGATTCTAGCGTAGGTAACTACTATGAAGAATCTTATGATGCTGTTCTTAAAGAACTTAAAGATCGTGGCATTGATGAAATTAATGAAACGCATAATTTAATTACGTCTCTTTTAGAGAATCCTACAAGAGAATCAAAAGAAGATTTTAACAGTGCGGTTAAAGAAGTTTATGCTAATGTTATCCCTCAACTTGCTGATACTTCATGGACTCCTGCTCTTGAGTTTAGCGAACGCAATACAGAAGATGATCCGTACAGGTTTGTTTCTGAATTTCCTAGTTCAGAAGAAATTGTAGATAATCTTACAACAGCTCTTAGCGTATTTGAACAAAAAATTGAACCTGAATTTGCTGACTTAAAACCAATTTGGGAAGGGCTAAATCAAAGACAAGATGCTGATTTAGCAAGAGAAGTATTATTCAAATATGATCCTGAAGGTTTCAAAGCTGCTGTAGAAAATCTTGAACCAGATTCGGTAGTGGTTGAATCTGGTACACCGTATGCAGGTGACACTACAACATCTAACCAGGCTTGGCAGAGAACAGCGACAGATAAACGATTTGGATTTGAAATTGAAGATGTGCGCCCAAGTCAACGTGTAGGTCGTAATCAGACAACTGTTCGAGCGCAACAGGAACTTGCTGCTGCGAGGCGTGGTGAAAGCATTGTTGATGCTGAAACTGATGCAATGGCTGACATTGATTTGAGTGGTTTGACTGAAGCTGAAGTTGGGTTTGATTCGCTTTTTGCGGAACCTGAAACTTTAGAAACAGAACAACAACAACAGACTTCTACTGGTTCTACTGCTGCTCAAATAATGGCTGAACGAGAAGCAGACCGAGACGAAATATACTCGCTACTCCAAGAACAATTTGGAGGAGCAAGCTACTTCTTCAGACAACACGCAACAAACATGCTTATCGGTGTAACAGCAGACGGAACCATCGTCAGCCACGACGACGAATCAGCCGAATCCCAAATAGGGTTAATGGACTACATCGTCAACAACGGCATAACCAGCATGACCAGAGTCAAAGGACTCCTACAAAAAACAGAATGGTGGCAAACAACCGACGTAGCCCGGCGAACATACGATGTCATGTGGGGCGAAATGAGCGACCCAGAACGACAAGAGTTCCTAGAGCCAACAACAGACGCACTAACCAAAGAAGCACAATTCCTAGGATTTGACTTAACAGAAGAAGACGCATTTACGTTGGCGCAGACACTAGCACAAAACGGTGATAGTGAAGACACAGAAGCTATCCGTGAAATGATTATCGGACAGTTAGCTAATTACGAAATAACCAATGAGTTTTCTGATTTCTCAGCAGGTCGAGATGCGTTAGAACAGTTAGCGTACAAATACTATGTCCCACAGACAGAAGATGCAGCTCAAGATTGGGCTGAGAAGATTTATACTGGGGAAGCTACGCAAACAGAGTATGAGCAGTATTTGAAAGCTACTGCTGTATCTAGGTTCCCGACGTTAGATAAAGTTATTAACGAAATGGGTGTTACCCCAGATCAATATTTTTCACCGTACAAGTATCAGATTGAGCAGATGCTTGGTAGGCAGGTAGATATGTTGGATGAGTTCTCTGATGTTATTGAGTACATTCCTGATACTGGTACTAATGCTCGACCAATGACTCTTTCTGAGGTTCGGAATTTTGTTCGTGCTACTCCTGAGTGGCAACAGACTGATGATGCTAAGGACCAGGCGAGGGCGTTGGCGTTCTCGATTGGTCAAACGTTTGGGGAGGTAGCGTAATGGGTTTTGGAGATACAAGAGGTGGAGGAGTAGGAACAAGACCATTACCTGACGGTTTTCCTGATTTAAGTGACTTAGATCCTAACCCCTCAGACATCACTGTGCCAAGTGATCCACAACCAATGCCAATGCCAACGCCAACGCCGGTTAGACCAACTCCACCGGATACACCAACTCCACCGGATACACCAACTCCACCTGCAAGCGATCCGGTAACTGTTGTAGACGATAGCGCTGTTATGCAAGCGCAAGAAACCCAAGACAACAGAGATGCACTAACAATCATCAAAGACGCTTTAACAAGTTACGGTTTAGATGGGTTATCTGCCGACGCTTACCGTTTGCTAATGGAAGGTGCATCAACAGAAAGCGTAATGATCCAACTGAAACAAACAGAGCAATTTAAAGAACGTTTCAAAGGCTTGGAACTACGCAGCCAACAAGGACTGCCAGCTATCAGCCCAGCAGAATACATACGATTAGAACGAGACTATCGTCAAACAATGGCAGCAGCAGGACTACCAGAAGGTTTCTACGACAACCCTGACGACTTCGCAGACTTTATAGGCAACGATGTGTCCCCTGCCGAAATGACACAACGAGTTTCAATGGCTTCAACAGCAGTATCCAACATTAACCCAGAACTCAAAAACCAGTTACAAGAAATGTACGGCATAGGCGTAGAAAACGACGGAGAACTCATATCTTATTTCTTAGACCCAGAACGAGGCGTAAACGTAATAGAACAACGCTTACAAATGGAATCCGCTGGCTTATCAGCAGCAGCAATACAAGCCACAGGCCAGGGAATAGGCACAGGTGTAGCTCGACAACTAGCCGGGCAGAACGTACAACAACGTGAAATATCGCAACGTTTAGGACAACAAGCAGGTCTAACACAACAAGTATTTGGTGAACAGAATGCTGTGACTTCAACAGAGTTAGCAGCAGCGTCGTTTGGTTTAGATTCAGAAACTACAGCTCAAGTGCGTAGATTAAGGCAACGTAGGCAGGCAGCTTCTCAGCAAAGAACTGGTGGTTTGGTAACCGGAATGGGTGCTTCTGGTCTTGGATCAGCACAAAATTAATAGGTTATAGACTCAAACACTCATTTTGCCTATATTTAGTTATGTGATCTGCCCCGTTAAGAGGGTGAGCCGTTCACACTAAATTAAACTCCGCTGGCATTCCACCGTTGTTAGCGTGTATGAGAAGGTGAGTGACATAATGGAAACAGAGTCTACTGAAACAGAAGAAGTTTCAAGTACCGAATCCAAACCAAATTGGCGTAGAGAACTCGAAGCGAAAGCTAAGAGAGCTGATGAGCTTGAAGCCCAAGTTCAACAGATGCAACGCAAAGAAGTGTTTCGTGATGCTGGCTTAGATCCATCTAATAAGATGACTGAGTATTTCATGAAAGGCTACGAAGGCGAGCTATCTGTTGAAGCGATACAGGCTGAGGCTACTAGTGCAGGTTTATCAAATGTGGTAAGCCAGGTCAATACAGCTAATTTGGAGCAGCAGGCACAGTTCATGGAACAAGTCGAAGCGGAGCGTAGAATCGCTGAGGCAAGTGATGATGCTGGTCCTGTCGCAGATCCTCAATTTGAGAGTTTAATTAAACAAACTACTAACGAAGATGAACTTCGACAGTTGTGGGAATCTAATGGCGGTACTTTTAACGCTATGACGTGAGGTAGGCTCCAAAATTTAATTGGAGAATAGCCTAATGGCAATAACACAAATGAGTTCGCTGAACTCCGCTGGTAATGCAGCGTTTGAACAGCTCGCTTACTTTGCGTTGCGATCACAACCTCTCTTTGAGATGGTTTGCGATGTGAAAACCACAAACCAATCGCACGCTGGAGCAAGCGTTAAGTTCACAAAGTACAGCGATTTATCACAAGCTACTTCAGCAATATCTGAAACTTCTGACCTCACACCATCAACAATGGGTGACGCACAAGTTACAGTAACACTTGCTGAGTACGGTAATACAATACAAACCACCGCTAAAGCACGAGGAACCAGCTTCTTAAACATAGACGCTGACGCTGCTAACATTATCGGTTACAACATGGGTGACAGCCTTGATAAGATTGTTCACGACATTGTAACTGAAGGCAGCAACGTACTATTCGGTGGCGATGCAACCGCTACAGGAGAACTAGCAGCAGGCGACGTTATCACCGCTGCTCTTATCCGCAAAGCTGTTGCTAACCTACGAGCTGCTTCTGCACCTGCATTTGACGGAAACGTTTACGTTGGATTTATCCACCCTGACGTTTCTTTCGATCTTCGTGCAGCTACAGCAGTAACTGACGTTATCCAACACCAAATCCGTCAAGACGGAGCAGGTGTCCGAAACGGTAGCATTGGTACATTCGGTGGAGTTGACTTCATTGAAACACCAAGAATCACGCTAACCGCTGACGCTGGTGCTTCCAATGTTGACGAATACAAAACTGTAATAGTTGGTAGACAAGCTCTTGCGAAAGCACACAGCCGGGCAGCCGGTTTCGGTGCGGACCCAAGCATCGTGTTCGGTCCTGTAACCGACAGCTTGCGTCGATTCAACACAGTAGGTTGGTATCACCTTGTAGGATACGGAAGATTCCGTGAGGAATGTATCCGAAGGATTGAAACATCATCCTCAATAGGAACTAACTAATAGCTCCTAATTAGATAGCAGGGTAGGCTGACTGTACTGGGAGGTTAGCCTACCCTCTATCTTTCTTTATTTGATTAGATTATTATTGTGAATCATGGAAGATGAACAAGTAGATGTAGTTATAGCTGCTGAGACAATACAAGCCAGCGTTGTAACTGACGAGGAGAACGCTGATGGCTAGTGGTCTTTATGGAATAACTTTTCTTAACGCTTTGAAAAATACTCTTGCGTTAGACCTGGACAGTGACACGATCAAGATTATGTTGGTTACGTCGTCGTACACCCCTGACTTTGGGGCGCATGACTTTAAAGCCGATGTAACCAACGAGGTTTCTGGGACAGGGTACACTTCGGGCGGTAACACGCTAGGCAGTTTGGCTTTAACACAGACAAGTGGCACAATTAAATTTGATGCTGCTGACACATCATGGTCTTCTGCAACAATCACGAACGCTAGGGGCGCTGTGATTTATGATGATTCTTTAACTGATGATCCGCTTATCGCATACATTGATTTTGGTTCTGATTTCTCGTCGAGTAATGGAACGTTTACGATTACGTTTGCTTCTGGCGGTATTTTTACGATTGACTTAACTCCATAAGAGGTGAATAATGGCAACTAGATTTCCGGGTGATTTAGACAGAGATCCTAATGAGCTTCCTGATAATATAGCGGATTCTGATACTCTTAATTCGCCTAACCATGCGACGATTCATAATAATGTGAATGGTGCTGTGTTGCAGATTGAGGAGAAGTTGGGTACTGGTGATACCACGCCTTCTTCTGGTGCTGTGCTAATTGGTACTGGTACTGGTACTTCTGCTTGGGATACGACTCCTACGTTTGTTGGTGATGTTACTATTCCTGAAGGTGATTTAATTCTTGGTTCTACAGCAGTTACTTCGACTGCTGCTGAGATTAATCTTCTTGATGGCGTTACAGGCGGTACTGTTACTGCTTCTAAAGCTGTTGTTGTTGACGCTAGTAAAGACATTGCTAGTTTCCGTAATGTTACGCTAACTGGTGAGTTAGATGCAGCTACGCTTGATCTGTCTAGCTCTGCTGATATTGCTGGCGATTTAGTGTTGTCTGGTGGCGCTGATGGTGCGTTGCAGTTTACGAATGCTGGTGAAAACTCTATTAAAATTCCTGATAATCAAGCTTCTGCTTTGATTATTGAGGAAGCCGATAATGCGTATATTACGTTTACGACTACTGATAGTTCTGAGGCTATTACGGTTGCTAAAACAACTAATTTTAGTGGCAATATCGATGTTGATGGAACCACGAACCTTGACGCTGTAGACATCGATGGTGTTGTGACTCTTGTTGTTGGGTCAGCAGGAGCACCCACAATTGTCTTTGATGGAGATGCTGACACTGGAATCTATGCAGAAGCAACAGGAGAAGTCGATATTTCAATCAATGGGACAAAAACATTTGTCTTCGACACTGGCTATTTCAAATTACTCGGAACAACTACATCAGCTCTGAGAAACAGCCCAAGCACAAATCGAGACATCTTAGAACTGCGTTCTGGTGGAACATCGCTCGGTGATGGTGCTGGCTACAACTTGTACGGAGGAGCAGACAGTAGTCACGCTAACAAACACATCTTTTTCACTGGAACTTCATCAAGTCGTTTCATCATTGACAGTAGCGGTGCAGAAATCAATGGGTCTTTCACAAAGGATTCAGGAACCTTTGACATTGCACACCCAACACGAGGAGGAGACTGGCGACTGCGACACTCATTCATTGAGGGACCAAAAGCAGACAACATCTATAGAGGAACAATCACACTTGATGCAAGTAGCACAACGACAGTTGATCTTGACGAGGATTCAGGAATGACTGATGGAACATGGGAAGCTCTCAACACAAACTCTTGGAGCATGGTTGCCTCATCAGGAAACGCTGTCACTTGGTCACTGTCAGGAAAGACCTTAACGATCAACGGACCTGAAGGTGCTCAATGTAGCTGGATGGTCATTGGAGAAAGACATGATCAAACTGTCATTGATTGGAAAGCGACAAATGATCAAGGACAACTAATCACAGAATACGAAAAGCAAGAAGAAGAGAGTGGAGAATAAAATCGAACTTAGCCCAGTAGAAATACTTAAAGAATTAGAAAAACAATACCCACTACAACTACAGATTTGCGTACAAGCAGTACAAATCAGAAAGCTAACAGAACAACTAGATGATACCGACGACCAGTAAACACGTTAACATCGAACTACTACACCCAGAGTTCAAACGCAGACTAGAAGCATTCTTCAAAGACAGCCGTATCCGCAACAAAGTCAAAGTCGTATCAGGAGTACGAACCTACGCACAACAAAAATACTTCTACGACGGATACAAAAGCGGCAAAGCAGGCTTTAACCTAGCAGCCAACCCTGATCGCAAAACATCTTCAGGGTTTCAAGGTTCTTATCACATGCAACAACCAGCGTTTGATAACTGGGGTTATGCCGTTGATTTTAGAATTACTGGTCGGGGGATCAGTACTTCTCAAGTGAACGCCATAGCTAAATCGTATGGCATGGTTGCGTATGTGCCGGGTGAATGGTGGCATCATCAGCCTTGTAAAGTTGTTAATGGTAAAGTTAAATGGTTTGATGCGCCAGCATTGAAAGGCACAAAAGCTAAGAAAACAGCAAAACAAGATCTTAAAGGCATTGCTGCTGCGTTTGCTGAAATAGAAGCTTTGGTTACTGCACATCCTTTGAAGAAAGGATCTAAAGGGGCAGCGGTCAAAGTAGTGCAACAGTTGTTAGCTGCTAAGGGATTGTATCGGTACAAAATAGATTCGGATTATGGCAGACTTACTCGAAAGGCTGTTGTGGAGTTTCAAAAGCGTCGGCTACTATATGTTGACGGCGTAGTTGGACCAAATACTTGGAAGGCATTATTACGATGAAAGAATATCTAGATTTACTTGAAAGATGCGGAGCGACGTTCGTACAAGCAGCAGTAGCCACAATTAGTGGTAACAGCTTCCTTGACATGGGAGTAAGTAACTGGAAACTAGTAGCAGCTTCTGGATTTGCTGCTGTGTTGTCTGTTCTTAAAAGCTGGGCTGCTACTAAAGTTGGCGATAAGTCATGTTCTTTGGCTGGTAAAAATGCCGCATCTGAGGAGTCCCTGTACGGCGACGAGTAGTGAGGTCAGCAGGTGACAATAAACTACAGCTCATCTGCGGTTACCTACGCAAGTTCAAGCGTAAGCTATTCGCAGGCAGATGCGACAGTAAACGCATCAACAATAGCGTGTTCTGCGACTGTACCGGCTGTAACCGTGACAGCCTTTGCGAATGCTGTCGTTGCGGTAATTGCAGGTACGACGACTGTTCCTGCTTCGACTGTATCAGGGACAGCTAGTGTAGCTCCTAGCGTCATTGCTGGCGTTACTACTACGCCGTCGGCGACAATATCGGGTACGGCTAGCGTAGCTCCTAGTGTTATTGCTGGTGTTTCAACTACGCCATCTGCGACTATATCTGGCACAGCAAGTGTCGCTCCTAGCGTTGTTTCTACGGCTGCTACAACGCCGTCTGCGACGATTTCAGGCAATGCTGATGTAGAACCATCAGTAATAGGTGGAACGTCTACAACGCCGTCTGTGACCGTCAGTATGGACCAGAACATAGATGTGTCTACAATTAGTGCCACAACGTCTGTAGATCAATTATTGTTTCACAAAAAGTATGTGCCTGTATTTGAAAATACGGTTCCATCATTAGACGTTACCAGGTTCCCTACTATTAGCCCTGCTAGGAACTTACGCAGATTCTATCCTCCGACGGCTAGAGGCGTTAATATATTTATATTAAACGATGGGTCGGTAACGACTCGACAACCGGCAGACATGAGTACAGTTTCTCGGACAATATATGGTGGGCATGAATCCCCTACCGATTTTACAGATGATGAACTAAATTTGTTAAAAAATGCTGGTTACGGAATAGAGGTTGAGGGTTATGCCACGGTATGACTATAGATGCACACAATGTGGAAACGTTGAAGAAATAATACATGGCTTCAATGATGAGCATTCCTTTCATTGCGTTACTTGTGGGCGAGCAATGAGCAAACTTATTTCAGGTGTAAACATTGCGCCTTCTGCTATGCCTTCTCGTAACTCTGTTATTGATTTAGACGCTACGAAAAAAGCTGAAAAAGCGAAAGATGCTGACATGTCTGCGTATAAGCGGTTGCGTCAAAGTGGTTTGCAACCTAAATCTATCAATGGTTCAGCGCATTTAGAAAAGCACGCTGAGACTAAGAGCGAAATTCAGGCAGGTCGTTTGTATTCTAGTGATGCGAGTAGGAAAGAAAGCGAAAGACTTATGAATAGTATTGAGGCAAGATGACTGCTCAAACGTGGATAGACGAAACTAAGAACTTGTTGTTAACTGATTATGTTGAAGAACATGACCAGTTATCAGCAGATTTAAGTACAAGTGATACAACCGTAGCATTCACCTATGACAGTTCTAGCATTGTTGAAGGATCAATCATTGAAGTAGGCACTGAGCTAATGTATGTGTTTAGCGTTAACGCTTCAACAAATAACGCTACTGTTAAGCGTGGCTTTCGAGGCACAACCGCTGCTTCACACAGTACAGGTGATTTAGTAACTGTTAACCCTAAGTTCCCTGCACAACTTGTGCTAAACGCTATTAACGATGAGTTAGCTGACTTGTCGTCACCGCAAAACGGTTTGTATCAGATGAAAACTGTTGAGTTTACATACAACATATCTCAAGATGGATACGATCTTACTGGCGTAACTGACGACGTTTTGACTGTGTACCAAGTAACGTACACTGATGATGGTTCTGAGAATACTGAGCCGGTGTTGCCTGCGTGGACTTTGCGACGAGATCGCAATACCGCTTCGTTCGCATCAGGGTATGCCCTAGTTCTGCATGATGACGCTAACTCCGGGCAGAAAGTCAGAGTCCAATACAAGACAGGGTTTACTGCGTTGGCAGCTACGTCAACAGCGTTAAGTACTGTTGGCTTGCATTCATCAGCGTATGATTTGCCGTCAGTTGGAGCAGCGTTACGGTTAATGTCTACTCGACCTGTTCGGCGTGAGTTTATAGATGAGCAAGGGTCTAGTCGTAGAGCGGATGAGGTTCCTGCCGGTGCTATATCTGCTTCTATGCGTGACCTTCGAGCGTTGCGTGAAACTAGAATAAATGCTGAAGCTGCTAGGTTAGATCAGCAGTATCCAACGTATTGGATGAGGTCAGGGACTAAGACACAAAACTCTTTCTATAGAGGGGTGTAAATGGTTCACAAAGCTGAACGGCTACCAGTTACGCTAACGATAGATGCTGATGCACGTTCGTACAACATTGACGTTGACCAGTACCGTCGCACTGCGATTCCTACGTTGCGTGAGCAAAGAGATACGTCTGACGAGCCTGGTGAGCAGTCAATAAGTTCTCAGTTTTGGTTGAGGTCGCAGACTGATTGGTCGTTTGGGTCTGGGCAAAAGTTTTACGATCATGCTAATTCTAATCGGTCAAGGTTTAGTGCTTCGTCTGGTGTGGATGTGTGGACTGAGGGGCAGATTAGTTTGTTGCCTATTTGTGAATCTAAAAATGACACGTTTGCGTGGACTGATGTAAAGATGAAAATGCTTGGGTCGTACATGTATGTGGCTCAAGGAACTAACTTGTATTTTTCTAACTCGTTTAACTCTGCTGACGCTGATGTTAACTGGTCAGCAGTTACAGCTTTAGCTAGTCCGCAGACTATAACTGATATTGCGTCTGACGGTTCAAAAGTGTTTATTGCGTATGGCTCTAACCGGGCTGCTGCTAGCGTCAATCTTGGTGCTACTACGCAACCAGCAAGTTTTGGATCGTTAAACCCTGACTTTATTCGACTTGTTGGTGGCAGGCTGTTTTTCTTAGATGGCGATAACATATCTGAAGTTAACTCTAGCGGTGCGAAAGTTTCTAGCAGCCTTGATTCAACTATTCCACAAGCAGGCGGTAGCTGGGTTACGGTTAGTTCAGGTCCAGTAGGTTTCTATGCAGCAGGTAACGCTGCTGATACAGGCTTTATTAGTTTTATATCTGTAGCTGCTGCTGATGGTTTGCTTGACGAACCACAACAAGTAGCTGAACTGCCCAGAGGCGAAAAAATTAATGACATGGTTTCTTATGCTGGCATTCTTGCGTTGGCGACTACTAAGGGTTTGCGTATCGCTGCTATTGATGCAGGGTCAGGATCAGTAACGTATGGTCCTGTTATTGATGATGTGGGACAAGTATTTAGTTTGGCTGCTGATGAACGTTTCGTATGGTTTGGTGGCGGTTCTGGCAAAGTGTATCGAGCTGATTTGTCACGGTTTACTGAAACGCTTGTTCCTGCTTGGGCAGCAGATGTAGTGTCAGTTAAAGATGGAACGTCTGGTGGTGCTGATGCTTCGCCAGGTAACGTTATGTTTATTGCTAGGGCTTTAGGCGAAACGTATTTTACTGATTCTACTAATGGTGTGCAGGGTGAAAAGTCTACTGGAGAGTTGGTTGCGTCTGGCACGTTAACTGTTGGTGATGTGAGTTGGAATAGCCAGTTTGATAAGGTGTTGAGGAACATTGAGATACGTTACGCTCCGTCAGCTTTGTCAGCTACGAACAATCAGTACAGTGAGTCAGGCGTAGAGTACAGCGGTAGCAGTACTCAGTATGCTGGTGCTGCGTCTAGCGCTGGTGGTTCGATAACAGCAACGGTTACGAATGATGAGAACGTTAGCGTTACGACAAGTAATTTGACTAATAAGACTGCTACGAACATTACAACGCTTGTGCCTGAGCTATCTGAAGCGTTCAAAGTGCAACTTAATTTAACTAGGGATTCTGTAGTGACTGCTGGTCCTATTATCGAGTCGTGGAGAATCCAAGCGTTCCCTGCTCCTACAAGAGTAGACGAAATAATTGTGCCAATTATTCTCAAAACAAGGGTTGCTACATCTAGGGGTAGAGGTTCCGCTATCGGGTACGATACGAAAGCTGAATACAATGCGTTGAAAACAGCTATGGCTAATCGGGAGATCATAACGTATCAAGAAGGTTCGCAAACTGACACTTGCGTAATCGACCAGATAGCTATGTCAGCAGAGAAATTATCTGATGATGGCAACTGGTGGGAAGGGGTATGCACCCTTCGACTATTAACTGTCCCCTAGAATGGTATATGACCAAAATCCTTTACTACGACATTGAAACAGCGCCTAACCTGTCTTATGTGTGGGGGCAGTACCAGCAAGATGTTATTCAGCATAAGCGTGAATGGTACATGATGTGTGTGTCGTATAGGTGGGAGCATCAGAAACGCACGCAAGTGTGTGCGATGGTTGATTTTCCTGAAGCGTATACGAAAGATCCTGAGAATGATTACCATGTTGTTAAGAAACTTTGGCATTTAATTGATGAGGCTGACATTGTTATAGCTCACAACGGTGACAGGTTTGATATGCGTAAAGCTAACGCTAGGTTCGTCTACCATGGTTTAGGTCCACCCACTTCTGTTAAGTCTGTTGACACGTTGAAGGTAGCTCGCAGGTATTTCATGTTTAACTCGAATCGTTTGAATCATGTAGGGCAGCACCTTGGACTTGGCGAAAAGGTAGATACTGGTGGTTTTCAGACTTGGGCTGGGTGTATGCGTGGCGATATGAAGGCTTGGAAGACGATGATTAAGTATGCCCGGCAGGATGTTGATTTGTTGCGTGAAGTGTATTTGAAGCTGCGACCTTGGATGACGAACCATCCGAACCTCAACATATTTACGCAGGAACATGCGTGTCCTACTTGCGGTTCACATAACTTGCATCGCAGGGGTTTGAGAACGACTCAAACGAATAGGTATCAGCGGTGGCAATGTAACGATTGTGGCTCGTATAGCAAGAGTCGATTGGCTGAGAAAACGGAAAAGCCCTCTATAGTTCCATAACGTTTAGTTGTACTGTGGGTTAATGGCTCGCTTTTTCTTTGCTTTGTCACGCATTTTGTTTGCGTTAATGCTTGTTATGGCTGTTCTTAGCCCTGCATCAGCGCAAGAAAACCAGCCGGAAACAACGTGTGTAGAAGAAGATGACTTGTTGCGTTGCACTGTGTGGGTTAACGAATTTGACAACGGTCCTATGTTCGCACTGGAGATAACAGAAGATCAAACTCCTATTAATGCTATTACGTTTACGTCTATGACTTGCGATGATTGGGATAATGCGCCTCATGCCTACGCTGCTGACCCTCACATTTGGTTGTACAGTGTTGACAGCGAAGGAGTCTTGACCCTGGTTGCGGATGATGATGATTCTGCTCCGCATAATGATGGCAGTAACATGTGTTGGGACAGTCAACTTACGCCTACGTTAGACATTGGAAGTTACCAACTTAAAGCTGATGCTTTTGACACTGATTATATTGGAACGTATACGATGGAGTTATCTGGTGGTGTCTGGTCTTTGATTAATAACTTTGAGCCTGCGCCTGATCCTGAACCGACTCCAGAACCAGAACCTACGCCCGAACCAACTCCTGAGCCTACGCCTGAACCTGTAGAACCTACGCCTGAACCAGACCCTGAACCTGAACCAACGCCTACGCCTGAAGAGGAAGTTGAGCCTCCCGTAGATGAGCCTATTCAAGATCCCACTCCCCTCCCACAAGAACCAGAAGAAGAGCCAGAACCAGAC